GGTCGCCATCTCTCAACGCCACTTCCTGCTGTTGGATAGCCTTTTCTACCACCTTGTCCTTGTGCAATGGAACCGTTAATGTGCAAATGGTCGTAATGGTCATTGTCTGGCCATCTTGTCCAAACACCACTCGAACCTTGACCTGACATGCCTGAACGGTCGCGAACCATACCTTGCGTGATAACATACGCTACCTTATCCCTAAACTTATTAAAAGCATAGTTTGCGGGTTCGAAATACTGACTAGAACCATTCATACCTGCGGGATAAGCAATATCAACTGCTTGCCTTTTTCCATGAGAATAAGGGTCGCCATGTCTATAACCTGACGTAATTCTCATGCCAGGGAACTTGGCCATGACGTCACGTGCGATGTTTGAAAGGTATTGCATCACACCCATATCGCCTGATATTGACGTGTCAGCATCGCCACTGTCAACAAATTCCTCCATTTTTTTCTTGACGTATTCTGTCGCGGCGTCCATCGATGTTGCAATAGCACCTTTCGACATAGATAAAGCGGGTTCAACTGCACCTTTTAAGTTAGCAAAACGACTGATACCTGCTTCTACTAGCTTGCTAGGTTCTTTCATGTAGTCCCACACATCGCCTGTAAACTCTTTGACTTGGTCCCATTTACGACTAAACCATTTACCAACACCACCTGCATAACGTGGAACTTTACCGCTTAACATTGAAGCTGTACGTGGTCCGCTTAAAACTGCTGAACCTGCTGGCAAATCAACTAGCAAATTACGCTGTTTAGGGAATAAACCTTGCTCCCCTGTTGGCAATTGATATGCTTCTTGGTAATTAGCACCATAACCATCGTTGACTAATGCTAAACCTCCTGCGTGATAGCCTGTACCTTGTTCATAGTTGTTGACTACATAGTCAGCACCAAGTTTGTTTTTGCCTGCTCCTAATTTTTCTAACACCCAAGAAACACCGTTTTTAACTGCATTAATAGCTTTGGTAGGGAAGCCTTTAATACCATTCGCAATGGCTTTAGCACCTTTTACGACTGCATCTTTACCATCGCTTAAACCTTTTCCAATACGACCACCTAAAGCATAAGCATAACCAACCACTTTATCAAATGCTTGTGACGTGTTGCTTCTGATGTTCTCATTATAACCAGAAAGACTTGTTCTCATGTTATACCAAGCTGTTGATGCCTTAGACTTCGTATCATTCGCTTTGTCTTTTACGTTATTATAGATTTCACTAAACTTGTTGACTGTCGTTCTTTTCGCTTCTTCAAAGTTGTTTGAAGTGGCTGTTTTAATATCTGCCCATTTCTCGCTAACGTTTTTCTTCGCATCTTGCGTTTTCTCGCTAACTTTTTGACCTATATTGTCCCAAGTTTCTTTCGTTTTATCTTTAGCGTTATTCCAAGCATCTTTCGTTTTATCAGTGATGTTAGTCCACTTCTCGCTGACTTTATCTTTCAATTCGCCTGCTTTTTCTTTGATGGTGTCCCAGTTTTTATACAGAATGACACCAACTGTGACTGCTCCTGCGATTGCTACTGCTAATGGACCACCTAACAATGCAATAAAGCCACCTACTGCTCCAGTAATAGTCGTCATTAAGCCTGCTAGACCACCAATGCCCGCAAATGCTGTGCCTATACCTGCTACTATACCTACCACAGAACTTAAACCAGATATAACCGCTAACGTTCCTGCAAAAATACCTACAATCTTAACAAACTTCTCAAAACCTTCTCCGTGTTCTGTTATCCAATCGCTAACGCCTTTTAATGCTCTAGTGATGCCTTTGATAACATCGATAATGATACCGCCCGTCCATTCTGCGATAGGTTTTAAGAACTTATCAAATAACCATTTCCCTAAAGGCTTAAAGACTTCAAGAACTGCATTTAAAACATCTAGCGCGGCTCCAAGCATCTCGAAGAACTCAGGGATAAGTTTAGTTATGGTAAAACTTGCTAATGGTAACAGAACCTCATTATAAAACCATGCGATGCCATCAAAAACATTTTTCGTTAGTGGTTCAATAGATTTTAACAAACTGTCAATTGACTCTAATAGCGGTGTAAAATCTAATTTTTTAGACCATTCAGCTGTCGCTTTTGACATTTTTTCTAATGAACCTAACGCTCCATCTAACATTTTTAAAATAGTATGTAAGATAGATTGCCCAAGTCCTGCTTCTTTCCAAGCATCTTTAAAACCAGTTGCTAGACCGTCCACAATCTCGAACAAGTCCCCTACAATCTCGATTAGATGCCCAAAAATAGACTTGCCTATTTCGTTCTGTTTCCATGCTTCTCTGAACGCTTCTGTAATAGCAATGGCTAAATCTAAAATGCTACTCATAGCATTAAACATTTCTTGAATTAAACGTGTTCCACGCTCGTTTTCGTCCCATGCTTCCCTAAATGCTTTCGCTATATCGCCTACAAGGTTCAATAAGCTAGCTGTTAAAAGTAAAATATTGCTGATGAACCGTTCGCCACTTCCGTTAGTCCATACCTCCATAAAACTTTTACCAATGCTTTTAGCTAGTCCATTGACTTCTCTTAAAGCATATTTCCAAGCATCAACTACTTTCTTACCATGTTTTGCCCAACTATCTTGAAAAGGCTTAAAGAAGTCTTTCAAAATCTTGTTTGCTTGTCCAACCCAAGCGGGCATTTCTGGAATAGGTGTATTAAAATCTACGCTAGGTTTTCCATCAAGTTTAATATCTTCATCGCTTCCATCATCTAACCCAATACGGTTGATTTCATCAAAACCCATGAGAGAACGTTGTAACTTCTTGACCTTTTCTCTGTTTTTGTCGGCCGCGTTTCCGCTGTCATTCATCGCTTGAACGTTTTGATATAAACCTGATGCACCTTGTTTCGCGGCTGTGTAGGTAGTACCAAATAACGTTGCTGTAAAGTGTGCAATCTGACCTGTAACGACTGCTAATGCTCGCATCATCGCATTAATAGCGGGAAGAACTGCGGTATATATTGGATAAAACGCGGTCATTAGGTTCACTTTGATTTGATTGAGAGATGCTGAAAACTCCTCGTTGGTTTTTAAAGCACTAAAAAAGCCACGGCTTACAAGCATTAAACCTTTATAAATAACGCTGAAAATAAACGCTTGTTTAATCATTCGATTAAGTCTTTGCGTAAACCCTCCCATTCCGTTATTCATTCGCCTTGTACCGTGTGCTATATTGTTTGATGTTCTGTTGAATACTCCACCAAACTTGGAAAATAGGCTTTTAGACCTGTCGGCTCCATTTCCTAATTTTTTCATGCCCATAGCGGCGTTACCTGTTTTGACTCCGCTTTGACCTAGTTCAGTGTTGAGTTTACCAATGATTTTTTCAAGCTGTTTTGCCCTATCCTCTGTCAAGGCATACTGTTTTTGTAACGCATCTTGCTTAGCAATTGCTTTCTGGACCGCTTGCTGTTGTTTAAAAATCTGCTCGCTAATTTTGGAACTCTTTTTAGTGTCTTGGAACTTGTAACCTGCTTTTTCAACTTCTTTTTGATAACGCGGGTCAAACGTTCCTCCATAGCGTTTTGCCATGTCGTTTAGTTGCCCTTTGCTTAGGTTACTAACTTTAATCGCTTGTTTTTCATATTCAGCTGTTAATTCTTTGACACGTTTCTTCTGTCTGTCAATCGCCGCTTCGTTTCTATCCATTTCAGTGGATATTTGAGTGATGTTTTGTGGAATTGATTTGAACTCCGCTTTTAAGCTGTCAGACATTTTTTTAGCTTGTGATTGGTATTTGTGCATCGCTTCTTCCGCTCGTGCGATTTGTGTATCATAACTAATCACTTTTTTTGTATCGCCTTTAGAAGAAGCATCTTGACGTTGTGCTTGTAAAAACGCCAATCTTTCTTGTTCAGCTTTAGCACGTCCCATTTTCAAGTTGATGTCTTTAACAATCTTGTCCACATCGTCATTTATTGTCTTACGCGTTTTAGTCGCACCTTTAGAAAAACCTTTTGACATATTATCAGCTGATTTTTCCATGATACCCTCTAACGCTTGCGTTTGACGTTCTACCATCTTCATGAGTTGGTTCAACTCTTTATCAACGTTTTTAACACCACCCGCAACTGACATTTCTTTTTCAGTCGCTCCGATGTTTTTCTTCGTGATTTCTGTTGTTTTTCCAGTGATTTTCTCAATCGCGGGAATGATTTTCTGGTATTGTGCTTCGATTTGTTCCAAGTTTGCGGATATGATAACCTCTAGTCTGTCTAATTCAATAGCCATTTTCCCACCTCCTATTATTCTTTATTTTTGTTATGATTTTTGACCACTTCGGCCATCTTCATAAACATCATTTTATCCTGTTCTGCTGTGACTGGTACGATGTCTTTTTGTTTAGGTTGCTCTGTTTCTAATACCTCTTTTTCATCTTCAGCAAGCATTGGATACATTTTTTCAGCTTTAGGTATTTTTTGTGGACTATTAAATGCCATCGCCATACCTTGAACTAAATTATAATCAAACATTGCTTTTTCTTTAATATCTCTTTCACGTCTTACGCGTAACGCGTTTATTTCAAGCATGATTTCCTTAAAAGTTAAGGACCAATAAAGATTAGCTGGAACACCCAACTCGATGGCTGGCTGTTCCATGTCAATGAGCAACTCGCTTAGCGTGGCATATTTTACAATAGGCTGTCGCTGTTGTCCGCTTCGTTCATTGTTTCCAGATTGAACTCTTGAGCTAATTCCCCATCGGTCTGTTCTTCCTCCTCCGTTTTTTCCTTTCCAAAAAAACCACTTTCGTCCAATAATTCTGTCACGATTTCTTGAACATCAACTGTTGTCTTTCCATCTTCAATATGTTTTTCAAACGCTTTGACAATACGTGCATCTGTAACGCCTGATGTTTTGTTTGCTCCTTGTAAAACGATTAATAATTCGTTTGTTGGTGGTATTTGTACGCCACCTGATGGACTCATGAATAAAGACATGATAGATTTTTTCAAACGTTGCTCGATAGTTAAAATTGCTCGTGCATCTAATTTTAATTGAAGCGTTAGTCCTCCAAACTCAACTGTTTTAGTTTGTGGCATATTTACGATATTTGACATGAATATTTCCTCCTAAAGTTAAAAGGTTAGAAGTTAATCTAACCTTTCACTATTTAATTTTATTTTTCAGTTTCTTCTAAATCTTCTGTTAAACCCTCGTCCGTTTCTTCTGGTTCAGGAACCTCTGGCTCGGCTTCTACGGGTGGCTTAGGGTGTATCAACCGGCTTAAAGTTAGGACCATCAGATACAACTACAACCAAGTTGAAGCCTAACGCTTGGTTAACTTCAATACCATCAAACTTGAAGTCAGGCTCCCCTTTAAATGTTGCTGTTAAGCCATCTGGGAACTTGATTTCCCAATCGACTGACTCTTTTTTATCAACTAAAGCATAGACATCAGCAAAGTTTTTACCTTGATAAACAATCGCAAACTCTAATGTGTCTGTATCTTGTAACCCTTTGATATAGGCTTTACGTTCTGATTTTAAATGAGTTACCTCAATTTTTTCAGGGTCTGTACCTAACGCGGGGATAGACTTAACTGCCGCGATTTCTTTCTTTTCGCCACCACTATCTGTGTAAGATAACGTTGTCCCTTTTGACAGAACACCTGCGACTTCATCTGCAAAACGCTGTAAATCTAATTTTTCCATGTTTGTTCCTCCTAGTTTTTATTTGTCATAGATAACTTTTAAAGTGTTATCCACAATAAAATCAGCATCTAAAACAATTCGTTTCATTACTGCTGTATTTCCATCTTTACGTTTTAGGTTGATGCCCTCTCTCTCAAATCGTCCCTCAACCTTTTTAACAAGGTTTGCTAGTGACTGATTGCTATAAACTTCAATTGTCACTCGCCATTTCGTTTGTAACTCGTTGTTATGAGCATCAACAAAATGTGGTGTTGAACTCGTTCGGTAGAT